GGTATGAGTGCCTGAAGTCAGACTACCAAATTCAATGTAGCTGCTAGAACCAACAAAAGATCTTGAAGTATATAATCTAATTTGACGTTTATCATTAATTACATCAACATAATAAACACCCTCAACCAATCCCGAAATTGGAGAATTTGATGGAGAGTAGTAAACTTCTGAACCAGAATAGAAGGATACCTTTTCAATAAAATTAATGATCGAATAATCTCCAGTATCTACATTTTGCCCAGAAACTGAAGATGCTTGATAACTAAAAATATTCTTATCTATTTCATATGAAGGTAGAGAGTTTGATGCCACATAAACATATTCATCATCTTCGACATAAACATTCTGAACATCAGATGTTAGTTTATCAAATTCTAATGGGACAATAGAACTCGAAGCAAACTCTAATTTTCTTCTAATATCATAATCAAAAGATGAATTTAATGTAAAAGTTCCATTAGTGGTAACTTGGTTATTATTAATCTGAGTTACAACTAAATCAGAAACAATTACAACCTCGGTTGTTCTATTTAAAATTTCAATAGTATCGCCAACTTTCAAACTAGACTTATCGATTTCACTTTTAAGTGTAACCTGAGATATTGAACCAGAAGAAAAACCACCTATTTGATAGCGAGAACTTGTATTATAAATCCAACTATTTGTGAAAATTTCTTTGTAAGAAGCATTTTCTACTGGATTTTTTACAACTTCTCCTAAATGCTTAACTGAAATTTCTTCACCTTCATCAACAGATGATGATTGTGTTATTGGTACAAAATTAGATAAAACTCCAGTTACTCTCAGTTCAACTTTCTTAGTCGTATCACCATTTTCATAACCATAATAAATTTCATCAGACCTGATTACCGATGCGGTTTCAATTTCTTCAGTAACGCCAGTACAACCAAAGAATTGGTTAATACTCTTACTTTGATATGTGATTTCATTATTACCAGAATAAAGTTTTCCTGAAGATGGAAAACCAATTGTAGAATCAACAGTAATGACCGAATCGCCAACATTAACTGTTTCTATATTTTTACTGCTGCTTGTGATGTTAAAATTACCAGTGACAGTTGGGAATGCATCATCATAACCAATAAACAATAAGAGTTTATAGTATACTTTCCCACTTCTTCTAACTACTTCTACCTCTGATACTGACGCACTAGTATTTTCATCTGTGCTTTTTTTAATTGTTTGACCAGCAAGTAGTAATGGATTGCCAGATATTCTTTCAGTAACTACAACTTCTCTTCTGACGTAAGTTGCAGATGATGGTTTAATTAGATTATTTTCTAAATTAATTACCTTTGGAGTTTCACCAAATAAAACATTGAATAGAATTCTAAAAGACTCTTCAGTACCTTTTGATTCATATAAAGTTCTTGCTTCTTTTATGAAATTACCAACGTTTAGATCAGAAACAAAATCAAGATTTTCTAGACCTGGAGTAAGTGAATACTTTAACTTCTTGTAAAACTCTTTTAAGAATAAAGAACTTAAGTTGATTACTGTACTATCAGCAGTATGAGATTCTGCTTCTGATGAGGTAAAGAGAAGATCGCCGGTATAGTTTGCAACGTTACTAGTAGTAATACCTGCATTATAAGTTGTAATTCCACTAAAACCACGAATACACCCAGTAAAGGTATTTCCATTAATGGCAGTATAAGTGATGATCTCATTATCAATTTTCAATAAACCGTAGGTAGGAGGAAATCCCTTTACACTATCTACAGTGATTTGAGTATCATCTGAAGTAATCGAAGAAGACAGTGTTGTTGAACCGACAACAACCTCTGGGGTCAAGTTATCTAACTTTAGATATTGATCTAAATTTTCTGCAATATCAACTGGACCACCTTGATATTCTTGTGAGATGTAATATTGCTTTAAAAATTCAGAAGCTTTTGGACTTTCATCTAAGATAAATTCTGGAAGTTGATTCTCAATAACCTGTTGAATTTTTACCCTAGACTCAAAACCAGTTTGTATCATATTACGACCTCGTTAGTTCCCCGTTAGAATAGCTTGACCTGTAAGAATCTTTTGAAAATACCACACCCGATATATCATCACCAGATGCAATCACATCTTTAACCATATTTATTGTGCTTTTAGAAACATCAAATGAGACATACAGATCTTTCAATCCGATTACATCATTTGATTCTGGGTATGCCTGTATTTCAATAATATCGTCAGCAAGAGAAGTTGATGTGATATTGATAGCGCCTAAAAGAATTTCTCCCTTTTCGTAGTCAACTGTTCCAGCAGATCTGACAAGAATAGGGGTTTTCATAACAGAGGTTGTTCCAACTCCAGAAATTACAGGAGACGGTTTAACAATTGAGATTGTTCCCGTCTTGAGATCTGAATTTGGAGTGTCTGTAAAATAAACTGTATCTGGGTCACCATCAATAGTAAATCCAGTGGACTTGATATTATAACCAGATGATTTAACGTGAAACTGATTTCCGTAACAAATTTCGTATTGAGTTGGACTATTAATCTTTACTTTTAAATCTCTTCTAATTCTAACTTTGGTGATGTTAGATGTAATTGCAGAATCAGTATTATCAATAACCTGCAAGACTTTACTGTACTTAAATCTTCCACCAAAAGCATTTAGATTTGGTGACTGAGAATAAGTTGTGAGAGAGTTTTTAACCTTTGTCTTTAAATCTTCTACTGTTGAGACTTGTGCATAGTTATAGTAAATTGAAGAATCAATCTCAACATAAAGAACTTGTAGATCAATAATATCTGCTTCAATTCCAGCGATTGAATATTGCTTTAATTTATTTTTAATTTGCTGCTTATTAAAATCTGAAACATATGTGCCATTCTTTGGTTTAATGCTAACCAATACTTTTCCAAATTGAGGTGGAGTCAGTTCTTCTCCACCAATTACAGAAACTGATTCAGTATCTGGATATATTTTTGATTTAATAATCGCCTCATAATCTCTTCCAGTTACTGCTCTGTACTGTGAAGAATAGATTCTTGGTGCAAAATACTTAATTGAGTCAAGACTTTCAATATCAGATCCATTCTGAGACTTTTGGTTTGTTGTAATGGTAATCGTATTTGTTGGTACGATTGTGTTGTCACTTGAATCTTTTAGAGTTCCTGCAAAAGAAAAGTTTGAAACTCCATTACCATCTTTTCCATCGGTTACAATGTAGGTAACTGTAATGATCGAACCGTTTTCAAGTTTCTTACCAAATCTTCCATCGCCAAAAAATATTTGATATTTTTCATCCTGAACTTCTTGAATTAGATAAATTTCAGAAGTCGAATCAATATCAAAAATATTATCTGCAAGTTTATATTCTCTACCAAGTCCAGTGTCACTTGTACCTTTTACATAAACGACAATTGTTGAAGTGTCAATATACGAGTTATCAAGAATAAATCTCTGATCTAATGAACCATCAACTGTAAATTGCTTTCTTAAAAATGTTCCTTCTTTAACTTCAATATTGCTGAATGATGCTGTTCCGTTTACAACAGTGGATGAAATATTTTCTGGTGATGAGAAAACATATGATGTGCCATCAGCAGCGCCAACGCACACCAGACCCGCCTGTAAAGTCAGTGTAGATGTGCTGGCAGTCGTACTTACGTCAAAAGAAACGAGGGCAGTAGAGGCGGTTCTAGAGCGTGGTACGTACCCAATATTTCTTGCAAGAGAAACGACATTTTCTCTTACAGTTGCTGAATCTAAGAAAGATTCATTAACAACTAAGTTTGAGTTAAATGCGGTAATATATGTGTTATACGCTAGAGTATCAATTAGTACAGAAAAATTAGATCCCTCAAAGTCAAAATCCGTGAACGTAGAGTTTGCACGGAGATAATCCTTGATGGATGTTTTAATCTGATCAAAATCTAGATTAGTAAATTTAGTAAAAGGCATTTTATCTTGCTGCCTCTAAAATGAACGAATATTCTTGTGTAGGAAGTTCTTGTCCAATGATATCATAAGTGATGTTCACATCAAACTGATTTAAATCAGGTAAAGGATTGACATCAACTAAAACATTATTGACCCTTGGTTCAAAGTTTGAAATTGTATTTTCAATTTGATCTTTAATTAATGAAGCAGTACCATAGTCAACAAAGTCAAACAAACTTGAACGAACATTTGAACCAAGAAGTGGATTAAAAAATCTTTCTGTAGGTATTGTTTCAACTAAATTGCGAATTGAACGCATAATAGCACGTTCATTTTTCAAAACAGAAAGATCCTTTGTCACTGGATGTGGTTCAAAGGATAAACTAATATCTTTAAACGATCTAGATATCCTCGTAACAGACATTGGACATAAAATTTCTTTATTTATTTATGTTCATTTCCAGGAAGAACCATAGGTTGGTTCCGTTCCATAATCCCAATCATCATAGTCTTCATCGTTACGAATCTTTTCGTGCAACTCAACTTGTTTTCTAAAGTCATGCTTTGGTGCTATGTCGTGCATCACTTCTTGAATGACTCTTTTTTGTGGGACATTACCATAATCTGTGATTAATCGATCTGTTCCCCACATTTCATACATATAATTTTTGTCTCTATCGACTGGTAAGTTAGACATTGTAGCTCCTGTTTTAATGAATAAAACAGAACTTTTATAAAGGAGGTTGCTATCTCCTTATTTCTATTTAACGTTCGACTTCCCGAAGAGAATAATGATCAGAATTAAGGTATTGAAGTATCTCTAAAGCGATTAAACGAGGGTTTCCTTCACCACAAGTATAAACATCCACTGCTAAGCACCCGTTTTCTGGCCAAGTGTGACAGGAAACGTGACTTTCTGCCAGTGCAATCACGACTGTACAACCTTGTGGAAGAAAACAATGCGAAAAAGTATTTAAGATTGTCATTTTAGCACGTTCAATTCCCTTGATCATGACGTTCTGAAGAGAATTTACGTCGTTAATAAGGTCAAATTGAACATCATACACCTCTAGAAGCAGGTGTTTACCCATTGAAAACTGTTCCAACTCAATTTTTTACTAAAAATTTATTTATTTTATGAAAAAACCCTTGCGTAGATGATCAGAATCTTCTACAAAGGTCATATTTTCAACGTTTTCGTCATTCCAAACTGGAATTGCGACCGAATTACCATAACGAAAGTCAGGATTTCTACGAAAATGCACTTCAATTAACTTTCCACCGATAAATTCGCAGTTAATCCATTCATAGTTACCCTTTAAGTTCTTAAGAATCTCAGGAAATTCTATTTTTCGATTAACTTTCTCCCATTTTTTCCATTTATAATAAGGATCCAATGCCTCACGAGTGCCTAATACAACCAATTCTGGAGTTTGATGATGAAAATCAACACTTAGATGTTCACCTTCAAAGATCTCACACCAAAACTCAGCAGGGTGAAAGTGATCTGTATACTTTTCAATCCATTCTTTACGAGCAAAGCGCCCCATTCCAAGTAAATTAATCGTAGGGCGCACAATATAAAGGTCGGGTTCGGGAACTGTAGTCCCAATAGGACCACAAGTATAACCCAAAACCCGACTTAGAAATAGTTTATTGTAAACCCAAAGGTCTGATGAATCTATTGCATTCCATTCATCATCACCGTTTAAGTAATACATTTAACCTTTACCTTGACCTCTATATTTTTTACGAGCATTGTTGCGAGAAGACGCTGCGTACTTTGTACCAGCTCCATCTCCCTGACGAGATTTTTTAGGAGGTCCAGGAATATAAGAACTGTTCTTATTCAGACCAATTTTTGCTTTTGCTGCCATACATTATTCTCCAATAAAATTTCAGTTTCAAGATCTTCAGGACTTGGAGAACCTGTCTGATAATACTCAATCGACAGATCCTCCATTATATTGAAATATTCTTCTTCTGAGAGACTTGTATAAATGCGTCTCCCCTTACAAAGAATATTATAGCATTGGTTAGCCATTCTATCAGATGATTCTTGACTTCTCGTGACCGACTCGTACCCGTGGATCGCACCAAATTTCAAATCCTGCTTCTTTAGCATCCAAACAGAACGATACGTCTTCGCCACACATATCTTGAACTTCACCAGACTCAAAGACTTGCATCTTTGGAGCAAACCAAGGATACTTCATTTCAGGGTGTTCAAAGACACCATTCTTAATCAGAAGCCAACCAAAACCTGTGTAATCAACAGTAAACGGTTTCCGACGCTTTGAGATGCTATCAACCGTTTCATGGTTCATCACTCCACCATTATTTCTGAAATCATCTTCTTCTAACCAATGAGCAACTGACGTGGTATGACCGTCTTCAGTCGCATACCAACCAGCAGCGATGTCTTTATCCATCAGAACCAACTGCCAGAACTTTTCAGTATTAAAGACAATATCAGAATCAATCCAAAGTTGCCAATCATATTTCAACTTACCGTCCCAGGGAATCTGATTCGGACCACGCAGAACATTCGCACCCAAACACTTGCATCTTGCAAAGTTTACCATTGATGAATAGTCTTGCGAGATCTGAATACTGGCACCCGACTGAACTAAGTCAAAACAAAGTTGTACAAAGTTCTTTAAGTAAGTATAAGAAACTCCTCTACCAGGTAAACAGAACACAACTGATTTACCGCGCACCATTTCTTTTGCCAGATCATAATCCCACTCTGGGGCACTTGAAGAAGCTACTGGCGCTTTTGCTTTTACTGTGAATCCTTTTGCCATAAGATAAGACGTTTACTTCAATATCATACTCTATTATGTATTATCTGTCAATTTACCCTTTCTGATAAAACTACTTCGTCGCCCTCAACGGTAAATTTAATTTCAGTGTCCTCATACCATGAGAGATCGTTGACAATTTGCTCAGGTATCACAAGGTAATACTCACCCGAAATTGGGTCAACCTGTAGCGACTCAAAAATATCTCCGGAATTTTTTTTCATTTTTGTATTATCGTTAACCTTTTTCAAACTTATATATTCTTCCGGAAATTTTGAATCAGGGAGATATTTAGAGGTCGATCTGGGTCGTTTATAGCTTAGGGT